GGCCTACAGGTTTGATTACACCAAAGAAAATCAATGGCGCAGTTTCAAAACTACACAAAAGCAACAGAAGTAACTGAGAGTTACACAAATCTTGTTGATGCTTTGATAGCCAGACGTAAACATCTTGGCCTGTCACAAGAAAGACTTGCAATGGAGATTGGCTGCACCTTATCTTTAATCCACAAATGGGAGCAATACAAACGTGTGCCATCTGGTTTCATGTTAACGTGTTGGTTAGATGCACTTGGCGCGAAGATCAAAGTCTGTTCGTACAAAGATTAAGTCAGGCACATGCGAGTGTGATAGCTGTGGTATTGTCACAGAATATTTTGTTGCAATATTACATGCTGAGAAACCTGCAAGCTATCATATGGTTTGCTTAGATTGTTATGAGAAAGACATATGGGAAACAAGAATAAGCAGAAAGGTAGCTATCACGAACGATGGTTCGTCAAGTGGCTCGAAGAACAAAACATCGAAGCAAAAAAAGTTCCACTCTCAGGATCGCTCGGAGGAGAATACTCAGGCGACATCCACTTACCGTCACTGGTGGGACGAAATCTAGTAGCTGAAGTAAAGTATCGCACAACATCTAGTTTTCCCAATGCTTTCAAAGTCTTAGAAGATAGAGACCTAGCATTTTATAAAAGAAAAGATGGAAAAGAAAAAGTTTGTGTGATATTATCGGAGGATCTTTTTAAAGAAATAGTAAAAAGGATTAAATAAAACCCTGCCACATAGGAGAGAGACAGGGTTCTATATAAGGAGTCAAACATGTCAAAGCATAAACATGTTGTACGCTGAGATATTACTACGAGAAGTAGTACAGTGGCAAGTTGAAAATGCACACGCAAAACTAATTATGATGCTCATAGCAGACCATACGGATCTTTATGGCATAGCATATCCAACGATACCAAGGCTGTGTAAACTATCAGGATTAAGTAGAAGCTCAGTTATTCGAGCAGTAAATTATTGTGTCGAACACAACTATCTAACTAAAGTTGCAGGTAAAACAGGTACTGCAACTATCTATCAATTCAATTGTTTAAAAGAGGAGGGTGTCAGCGTGACACACCAAGATGATAATAATGTTACTAAACTAAATAATAATACTACTTGGGGTGTCAGTGAGACACCTACCTTCGATGACTTCTGGAATACCTATCCAAGAAAGATAGCCAAAGGTCATGCTCGACTTGCGTTTGAAAGAGCACTGAAGAAAACAGATGCAGTAGCTATACTCACGGCAGCAGCTAAGTTTGCTGAGACTGTTGAGCACAAAGAAAAACAGTACGTGCCACACCCAACCACATGGCTCAATGGTGAGCGATGGGATGATGAGATAGATGATGTCTCAGGTAGATCAAACACTGATCGTCTTGATGATATTATTAACTTTGATAGGTACGCATTCGAGAAGCTGAGTATATACAAAAAATGAAATATGATGATCGCACACGTATCGTAGGTTCGTGGCTACAGCAATTACTGCGTAGATACACACCGCCTACTGGCATGGACAATGAGACACTCAAAGAAGAAATGGTTTTGATTGTAGAAGATGTAAACAAACACATACCTTCTCAGTTCAATGACGATATGTTCAAGGGTGTTCTAGTTAGGATTGACGGACAGATCCGCGCCATTCATGGAGCGCGGACATGGCCGACAATCAAAACATTTATAACTGCAACCCAAGAAAGTGTTAAAGTATACGATGTAAAAGAGCTTACTTCGTCTGTAGAGTTTAGCCTTGATAGATTTCGTTTGGCTGAGAAAAGAATTCTAGCAGGTGAAGATGTAGATGATCTTTACATTCAAGACACTTTATCACGTGAACAACTACTCGAGCGTGGTGTTGTAACTATGGATGATATAAAAAAGTATGTTGACCCTACTGCGTAGATGCAGTAGAACTATACATATATAAGGAGCAAATGTTATGGACAGAAAGAATTTTATTGGCGGCAGCGATGCCGTTAAGATAATGAATGCTGAGTGGTATGAGCTTTGGCAAGTCAAGATGGGTCTAAAAGAACCAGATGATTTGAACAGCATACTTGCAGTACAACTTGGTGTTCACACTGAAGAGTTTAACCTAAGATGGTTTGAAGAAAACACAGACCAAACTGTAGACTCAAAGCAAATGATATTTGAAAATAAAATATCTGGTGTGCCATACAAAGGTACAATTGATGGGATGGTAGGTAGCAGTATCATTGAAGCAAAGCACACGTTTCAGAATAACAAGATGGAAGATGTGCTTACACAATACATGCCACAGATACAGCTATACATGATGTTGTCTGAGTCACCTGCATGTTTCCTGTCTGTAATCTTTGGCAACAACAGATGGGACTATGCCAAAGTAAGATACGATGAAAAGTATGTTGAAGGTATGAAAACAATCATCAAAGATTTCTGGGGATACGTTGAACGTGGAGAAGAACCAGTAGGTATAGATGAACCTAATCTATCTATAGATAAAATACCTGTAGATGAAATGGTTAAACGTGATGCCAGTACAGACAATATGTTTATGGATAATGCAGTTACATATCTTAACAAACAATGGGATCACAAGCAGTTTGAGACTGCAAAAGAAAACTTAAAAGGAATGGTCGGTGATGATGAACGTGAGGTTTATTGTGACCAATTAACTGTGAAGAGAGACAAACGTGGATCACTTCGCATCAATGTAAGGAGCAAAGCATGAGTAAAGAAACAGAAAAGTTTAATCTAGAATTATGGAATGAGGTATCAACCTCTGATAAAAAATATCTTAAAGATGTAAGTTATGGTCAAAGAAAGTTTACTGCTATTGATGCACATTATCAAATCAAAGCAATGACTCAAAAGTTTGGTCCAGTAGGTGGGGGATGGGGTTATTCTGTAGATACAATTATTCACAACCTATCGCCAGATGATACAGTTGTTATAGCTAATGTAAGTGTATGGCATAGTGGATCACCAAACAATGTATTCGGTCCTGTCTCTGGCTGTAAGTCTCTTATGCGTAATGGCAAAGTAGATGAAGATGCGCCAAAGAAAGCTATGACTGATGGGTTAACCAAAGCACTATCACACTTAGGTTTCAACGCTGATGTATTTCTTGGTGAGTTCGACGGTAACAAGTACACCGACAAGGACAAACCTGATTGGTAATTACTACCAAAGAAATGGTTCAACAAGTACCCTGCCCAAAGTGTGCAGCTAAAGCAGGGGAATCTTGTGGTCACAGAAAAGATAAGTCTCGAAGTCACCACGCAAGATTAGTAGCAGCACAAAAACATTATAATACAGGAGCCAAAAAAATGGCAGAATATGACAATACAAATAAAGGTGCAGGATTTACACCATACCCAGATCAGAAGTTTATTCTCTCTGGCAAAATGGATCTGCAAGGCAATGAACGCAAGATTGTAATGATGGCAGGTACAACCAAGAATGGCAAAAATATTATTGAAGTATATCAACGATGTTCAATTATGTTTGAAGATACAGAAGCATCTGATGGTAAACCAAATTACTCTGGGCCATTAGATGATTACACAATGACTGAGACTAAAGATAAAATGCGAATGGCAGGTTGGCGCAAAGAACACAACGGTAATAAAATGATTTCTTTTCAAGTAACGCCAAGTATTGGTGGAGATAAAGATGACAAAATACCGTTCTAAAGAAACATGGCCTGAGTTAAGACAGCGGCACAAGGAAGAGAAACGGAGGTTAATAGAAACTTGTGCCAAAGCTAACCTTACAATTACCGAGGCTTCTCGGATGATTGACATTGACATGGGGCAGCTAAGAACAGAAGCTTGGCGATACAACATTCAGTTTGCAAGGAGATATAACAGTGACAAGAAAACGGCTATCTCCTGCTCAACAGTTTGAACTCAAGTATCTAAAACAACAAGAAAGAAAATGGTCTGAAGAAAGATTTAAATCTGATAAAGATAAAAACGCAGAGATAAAACACTTTCATGCAAGAGAAGATCTAACGCTTTTTGTTTCTAAGCTAAGAAAACTAGGCTATCATATTTAATCGTGAGGACAGGGGCAGTATAACCTGTCCTCTTTACTATTTTAATCAAAGCAAGAAAGATAAACAATGTTAAAATTATTCTACACACTACTCGTTATTGAGTACGTTGTTGAGGATCAAGAAGTAGCAACCAGTATTATATTCCCAAGCGAACAAAAATGTTATGATGCTATGGGCGATGGTGTATTAGATAATTTGTATGATATACTGGCTGATACCTACGGAAAAGAGATTATGATGTACTGTAAAAAAACACCATTCATGTCAGGAGTTCAGCAACCTGATGTAAAACCAAAGGTAAGACCAGATGTGGACTAAGAAAGATAAAGAATGGCTAGGGTATAAACGCAAGATGTCTGTGCAAGACAAAAGCAAGATTAGTTTATCAAAGCCTCCTTGGGAAAAAAATTTATCTGGTCAGCTCAAAGTGAGGACCGTCATAAAACGGACGCTTCCCTTGGCTACGTCTAAGATCAATGTAAGCTAATGATGCTTCTTCCATTGTGCCTTGCCAATCTCTCATGTTTAACCATCTAACATTTGGATCTGCTTGCCAAGCACCACCCCAAGTTACACTAACCCCATGCTGATCTCCTGCCTTTTTCATTGCATCAGCTATGTTATCGTAAAGTGTTTCTTCCCAACTTGCTCGAGAACCAACGTAAGCCATAAGATCAACAGCATGAGAGAATCCATCTACCTGCCTTCGATGAAAGCTGTTCATAGTTTTACTTGCACCTTTAGCCACAAGTTCTTTCTGTTCTTCTTCGGTACGCAAACCACAGATACAACCAAAGTCTACATCAGTTAGAGTTATAGCTGTAGTT